TGAGCCAGTTAATCCCAGCATATGGCTTGCCGGTAGACATAGAGGTAGGCTGTTGGTTAGCCGGAACACTCCAGGGCTTGAGCCAATCAGTTCCGTTGGTTTCCATCGCCGCAATCACTTTGTCGGCAACCGCTTTATGGAGTTCTGCGTTTTTCATTTTGCTGGTACCTTTCATTATTCGCTAATCCACATGGCAATTATTGCCAGCGGAACCGTTGACGCTGCAGTGAGTAAGAAAAATATGAAGCCCGCGTCAGGCGTGGGGTAGGCGGGATCGAACATCCAATCCCAGTGATAAGTATCGACGACTAGCAAGGCGATTGTGACGACCACTAGGCTAAAGAGTGTGTTGGCTATTATTCTCATTTTGAGTATTTCCCTTCGAGTTAGTTTCTTGGATTGTATATAGAGATATAGACATATCGTGTCAATACGATAATCACTAATTATCTATTTTGTTGCCAAACCCGACAAAATAAGCTTATTTTTTCTAACCTTTCGAGCACAACCTCCCCTCCTAGAACGCCTTCGGGCGTTCTTTTTTTCGTAGGCCAATGAGAAACTATAAAACTGAATACCGGCGTGACCATTCGAGCCCGGCTTCTATCGCTGATCGATCTAGCCGGAACAAAGCCCGGCGGAAGATGGCCAAGGCTGGCCGTGTCAAGAAAGGCGACGGGAAAGACGTAGACCATCGCGACGGCAACCCGAGAAACAACAGCAACAAAAACCTGTCGGTTATGCGGCGGTCTATTAATAGGTCGAAAAAATGAGTGCGGCTTGGCAGCGTAAGGCAGGCAAGAATCCTAAGGGCGGATTGAATGAGAAAGGCCGCAAGTCTTACGAGCGGCAAAACCCCGGCAGCAATTTGAAGCGGCCAGTCAAAAGCGGCGACAATCCGCGCCGGGCTAGTTTTTTAGCCCGAATGGGCAACATGAAAGGCCCAGAGCGTGACGCTAAAGGTAGGCCTACTAGGTTGCTGCTATCTCTTAAAGCTTGGGGTGCCAGTAGCAAGGCGGATGCTAAGAAGAAGGCGGCTGGGATATCGGCTAGGAATAAGAGTGTGATGGGTAAGGGTAGGAAGTAGGCCGTGTGTTGTGCGCGTTCTGCGCGGCCCCAGCTACGCGCGTGACCGGCGCGGCAGTAGGTTGCCGGGCTGACTTTATATATATACCCCCTCAGCGCTTTGTTTTTTTACCTTTTGTTGTACCCGGCGGCGCAATGCCGCAGATAGCCGGGCCGGAGTGACGGGATGCGGACCCGAACTATCACAATATTATTTGTATTTTGGAATTGTGTGTTTTGTGGGCGGCGACCCCATACACCCCGCCGGAAACCCGCACCTGTCCGTAGCGTGAACTTACGGGCTTGAGAGTGTCTGACACTCATGGAGACAGCGGTGGACAAAATAACAGAGCATCACCTTAGAAACCTCGCCACTGGCAAGGCTATACGAAAGGGCAGGGATGTTATGACCGTCCGCACGCTTAGTTTCAGTATGCCTAACGGCCAGTACATCGTTGTGCCATCAATCTGGGGTGGCGATAAGCCGCTTCCAGACCGCGAGGCGCTCAAGAAGGCGCAAGACGAAGGCGTATTCGAGATTTTTAATTCAAGGGAAGATGCGGAAGCTTTCGACAAGCGCATACATCAAAACAACAAGGTTTTAGGGGGCCGTATGCGGCCTATCTCTGCAGAAGCGGCGCAACAGATACTGGACAAGCATAGTAACCGCAGCGTTATGCAGCGCTACAACGAGGAATAACCATGCCAAAGAAGAAACGCGGCCTATACGCCAATATCAATGCCCGTCGCCGTGCAGGCACTTCGCGGCCTAAGTCCAAGTCTACGGTAAGCCCCAAGGCTTATTCGGCTATGAAGCGAGGGTTTCCGAAGAAGAAATGAAGGTAACGATACCTTACACACCACGGCCCCTACAGGAGAAGTTGCACAAGCAGCTGGACGCCCATAGATGGTCTGTCATCGTCTGCCATCGACGCTGGGGCAAGACCTATATGGTTATTAACCACATGCTCCGTGAGGCCATTATGTGCCCCCACGAAGCGCCTAGAATGGCTTATCTTAGTCCTAGCTATAAGCAGTCCAAGGCCGTTGCTTGGGACTATTTGAAACGGTTTGCCAGCGCTATACCGGGCACGCGGTTTCACGAAACTGAACTGCGCTGTGACCTACAGAACGGCGCTAGGATTATGCTTCTCGGCGCAGAAAATTATAATTCTTTGAGAGGAATTTACCTTGATCTGGCGTGTATTGATGAGACGGCAGATATTCCAGAGGCGGTTTTTCCAGAAGTAATCCGCCCAGCGCTATCGGATCGTAAAGGTAAGGCTATCTGGATAGGCACACCACGCGGACATAATGCTTTTTATGATTTGTATGAGACGGCCCGACAAACTAAGGGCTGGTTTACCGCTCTCTATAAGGCGTCTGAGACAGGTATTGTTGACGAGGAAGAGTTAGAGGCGGCACGGGCCATGATGACGCCCGACCAGTACGAGCAAGAGTTTGAATGCAGTTGGGTTGCTAATGTCCCAGGCTCGATTTACGGCAAGGAGTTACAGGAATTACAGGAGCGGGGCGCTATAACCGATGTTCCGTATGACCCTGCCCACAAGGTAGATACGTGGTGGGATTTGGGCATTGGCGACAGTACCTGTATTTGGTTCACACAGTCCATGCGCGGTGGGCGTGTCAATGTTATTGATTTTTATGAAGCGCGGAATGAGGGGCTTCCTCATTATGTGCAGCTTCTGCAATCCAAGGGTTATCTCTACGGCGATCATAATGCGCCGCATGATATTGAAGTGCGTGAACTTGGAAGCGGAAAAAGTCGCCGTGAGGTCGCTTATGACCTTGGGTTGAATTTTAGGGTTGTTCCTAAATTGCCCATCGAAGACGGAATACATGCGGCGCAGCTTCTTATACCAAGATGTTTTTTTGATGCTGATCTGTGCAAGCCGGGCCTTGAATGTTTGAGGCACTACCACAGAGCTTATAACGAGCGACTACGTAGCTATAGGGCTTCGCCAGTCCATGATTTCTCATCACACGCCGCAGATGCCTTCCGGTATCTCGCCGTTGGCCTGCGCGAACAACGTGAATACGACAAAGCGCCTCAAACCATAGCGGTAAACAACTACAACCCCTTTGAATATCAGGGAGCAGCCTAAAATGATGTCACCACCTAGCCCACCGCCGCCTCCACCCATACCACCTGTTCCGCCTGCACCGCCTATTAAGCCTAAAGATGTTAAGGCTGCAGAGCGTGTCGAGGAAGTTGCGGCAAGAAAGACTGGCCAGCGTGCCACAATGCTGACAGGCGGCATGGGCCTGACCGACCAAGCCGCGCCAACGACAAAGAAAACATTGTTAGGCGGCTAAAATGGCTAAACGGGGCATCACATGCGACGAGAGCGTAATTCTACGCATCGTTGATGAAATGGCAGAAGGCACTAGCTTGCTGCGGATTTGCAAGGCAAGCGACATGCCAGCATATCGAACCGTCACTAAGGCCGTCGCCAGGGATACTAATCTCTGGGATTTGTATGCCAAGGGGCGGCGAATGCAGGCGGAATATTTGGCTGACCATATACAGGAAATAGCCATGAGTCCGTTGCCAGAAGGTATGGACCCAAGGTTTTTGAATGCAGAAGTGCAGCGCCGCCGTCTTGAGGTAGATAGCCTTAAATGGACGCTTGCACGCATTCAGCCTTACGGGCTGCGCGACAAGCGCGAAGACGCGAATACACCATCAAGCATTACATTAACCTGGGCAAACGGCGAGGTCGTTGCAGATAATGTCTGAGCAACGCATTTTAGAGTTTAAACCCGCTGATGCCCGTGCCACGGCGCTTGTTAAACGGTTTCGGACGCTACAGCATCAACGCTCCACCTGGGAAGAACACTGGCAGCAAATTGCTGATTATATTGTCCCAAGGAAGGCGGACGTTGTTAAAAGTCGCTCCCCTGGCGATAAGCGGCAAGAATTAGTCTTTGATGGCACTGCCATACATGCAGCTGAACTGATGGCGGCTTCACTGCACGGCATGCTGACAAACGCTAGCGTGCCGTGGTTTTCGTTGCGCTTTATTGGCGCGGAGATGAACGAAGAAGACGAGGCGAAGGAGTGGCTCGAATCTGTTGAAGAGATGATGTACGTCTACATGGCGCGGTCTAACTTCCAAGAACAGGTTCACGAACTTTATTCTGACCTGGTTACATTCGGCACCGCATGCATGTTTGTCGATGCCGACGAGAACGATGAAGGTTTGCGCTTCAGTACGCGCCACATTGCTGAGTGCTATTTGAGTGAAGACCCGCGCGGTCGTGTCGATACGGTATTTCGCAAGTACAAGGTGACGGCGCGATCTGCCGAAACAATGTTTGGCCATGAAAACCTGACCCGCCGTATGGCAAAGATTGCGAAGGAAGACCCTTACGAAGAAATAGAATTGTTGCATATTGTCATGCCGCGCAATGAGCGTGACCCAGGCAAAAATGACGCGACCAACAAACCCTTCGCCAGTGTTCACGTTGATCCTGACGAAAAGGTCATACTAGGCGAAAGCGGTTATGACGAGTTTCCTTACATGGTGCCGCGCTACTTGAAGGCCAGCTTTGAGAGAGGTTACGGGCGAAGCCCCAGCATGACTGCGCTGGCCGACACGAAGATGGTCAACAAAATGGCCGAGGTAGAAATTCGCGCCTCGCAGCTACAAATTCACCCGCCCCTTCAAGTGCCCGATGATGGCTTTGTGTTGCCTGTCAGAACAACGCCGGGCGGTTTGAACTTCTACAGGTCAGGCACACGCGACCGCATTGAGCCGCTAAACATTGGCGCTAATAATCCTATTTCGCAGCAACAACAAGAGATACGGCGGCAGATGATCCGCGCGGCGTTTTATGTTGATCAGCTGTTGCTTGGCCAAGGCCCGACAATGACGGCCACAGAAGTGATCCAACGCACCGAGGAAAAGATGCGTCTTTTAGGGCCGGTATTAGGTCGTTTGCAGGCAGAATTGTTACAGCCCTTAATTAACCGTGTCTATAACTTACTGGTCCGCCAAAAAGCTTTCGCTCCCGCGCCTGACTTGCTGGCAAACCAATCAATAGAAATCGAATACGTTAGTCCGTTGGCCAAAGCGCAGCGCGGGGGTGATATTAATTCAGTCGTTCAAATTATGGAGTTCATGGGTCCGCTTCTTCAGATTGACCCATCCGTTGCTGACTTCCTTGATATAGACGGCATTGCGCGTCATGTGATCAAGGTCACAGGTCTACCGGCTACAGCGGTTCGCGGCCAAGCAGAGATCATGGAGTTGCGTGAACAACGCGCCCAAATGCAGGCGCAGCAAGCGCAGATGCAACAAATGGCGATGATGGCTGAGTCAGCCGGTGCAGCTGCGCCGGGTTTACGTGCGGTAGATGACACAAACGTAGGTCAGCAACTCATTAACGCGGCACAAGGCGCACCGCAAGAGGCTGGAACAGAAGACTTGCCAGCTGTAGAGGAATTAGCAGCAGAATGAGCCCCGATGATTTGAAGCAAACCTACAAAGCCGCCTTTGAAACAAACGAAGGCGCACTGGTGCTAGATGATCTGCGCCAAAGGTTTCACTACTACAATGAAGTTTACGTGCCTAATTCAGATGAAAGCGCGTACCAAGCCGGTCAGCGCAGCGTTTTGCTGATGATTGACCACATTATGAAAGACCGTCCTAAAATTATTGAAGAGGAGCCTTTATTAAATGTCTGAAGAGCAACAGGTAGCGGAGGTCGCGAGTACAGAAACAGTACCAGCGGAAGCACCGTCTGAGTCTGATGATTGGAAAGCAAGCTTGCCCGAAGACCTAGCAAGCGACCCAAACATGCAACACATAACCAGCGTCGAAGCGATGGCGAAATCGTACATCAACGCGCAGAAAATGGTTGGCGCAGAAAAAGTTGCCGTTCCTGGCAGCTGGGCTACAGAAGAAGATTGGGACGGTGTTTATAATAAGTTAGGCCGACCAGAAACGCCCGATGATTACGATCTCACGTTGCCCGATGAGGCTAACGAGGATTTTGTTAGTTGGTTTAAAGAAACCAGCCACGGCGTTGGCTTAAATGACAAACAAGCCCAGCAACTGGCTGCAGCCTATGCAGAATACGCGGAATCTAGTGGTGTTATGGACGATGCCAGCATCGAACAGCGCCGCTCAGAAGCTGAGAAAACTATGCGTAGTGAAGTGGGCCGCGATTTTGATGTAAAGCTACAACAGGTGAACGACTTATTGTCTGAGTTTAAAACGCCGGATTTGTCCGAATTGCAGATGGCGGACGGTACATTGCTTGGCGACAGCCCAGACATGATGCGGTTTTTCTTTGAATTGAACGATTACATGCGAACACAAATTGGTGAAGACAAGTTGCCGGGCCGCGATAGCAGGCCCGGTGTGTCTGAAGCTGATCTGCAGGCAAAACTATCTACCCTACAAGCCACCGGCAGTCCGTACTGGGAAAAAATGCACCCAGACCATGATCGTGTCGTAAAAGAAGTTCTGCATATTCGGGAACAACTGACCGAATAGTAGATTAATTGGGGATAAGTCTTAATGGCCCCCCGTCGCTGCGTGAGCGTAGATCGTAGATTAGCGGCTTAACCGCAGAAAGTCCCAGCCAGGGAAAGCTTTTGCCAAAATCTTTTTTTCAACCCGTAGAAAGGAGAGCGACAAGTGTCGACTCAAATTACCACGGCGTTCGTGAATCAGTTTTCGGCGAACGTCACAATGCTTTCACAGCAAATGGGGAGCCTGTTACGGGCTTCTTGTGATGTTGAAAGTGTCACTGGTGAGAAAGCCTTTTTCGACCAAATTGGCCAGCAAGCAGCACAGGCCAGAACTAGTCGAAATGCTGACACACCACTTATGGAAACCCCTCACCAAAGACGCCAAGTGAGCCTAACCACATACGAGTACGCTGATTTAATAGACGATGCGGATAAGGTTCGGATGCTTAGTGACCCGACTAGCAGCTATGCAAAGGCCGCTGCCGGGGCCATTGGCCGTAGCATGGATGATGAAATCATCACGGCTATGGGCGGTACGGCAAAAACCGGCAAGGCTGGTGCAACTAGTACGTCCTTTGCGACTGCGATGAAAATCGCGCACGGAAGCGCTGGGCTTACTATTGCTAAACTGGTGAGTGCCAAGAAGTTGTTGGATGCGAATGATGTTGATCCCAGCATTCCGCGCTTCATCGTTGTGTCCCCAGAACAGATCGAAGATTTGTTAAATAACACGACTGTTACTTCAAGCGATTTCAATACCGTGAGAAGTTTAGCATCTGGGGCCATCGATTCTTTCGTGGGCTTTAAGTTTATTGTTTCCAATAGGTTATCAGATGATGGCACTAGCCGTCTTTGTTATGCCTATACCGCTGACGCCATCAAACTGGCTATCGGTAAGGATGTAATGGCTAAAATCGATGAGAGAGCCGACAAGTCATATTCTACGCAAGTTTTTTACTGTGCCAGCTTCGGAGCGACGAGGATGGAAGAGGAAAAAATCGTAGAAATTGCGTGTAACGAATAGGGATAGAGGAGTATAAAAAATGGCTACTGTATATTCTGATGTCCGCACTGACCTCACTCAGGACAACCCAAAAGAGTTTGTAAAAGCAAACACTCTTGGTGGGCGGGTGCGCGTTGCACACGCTAGTTATGAGGCGTCATCACTCGCATCCGGGGACGTTATTGAGATGTTTGCGCTGCCTCACGGCGCACGCATTATCAGTGGTGTTCTTGCCCATGATGCGCTGGGATCATCGACAACTTTATCTGTGGGCCATGCGGCCTATGTCAATGCAGCCGGTACTACGGTTGCGCTGGACGCGGATGAGTATAAGGCTGCTGCAGCCAGTACTTCCGCGCAGATTGTCGATATTGCGGCAACTTTGGCCCTTGGCGCTTTTAGCGAAGTGTCCTTGGACTCTAGCAAAGGCAACGAGTTTGTTGTTACCGCCACTATGGGCGGTGCGGCAGGCACGGGCACCATCCATGTGATGATGCAATACGTTGTCGATTAAGTAAGGGAGGGGAGAGGGCTTCGGCTCTCTCCCTCTTTTTTTATGGTTAGTAACGTAGATATTTGTAACTCAGCCTTAAATCAAATCGGCGGTAGCAACATCATTGCCCTGACCGAAGACTCAAAGGCTGGACGGCTATGTAATCAACGATATGAGTTTGTCCGCGATGCGGTCTTTCGGGCGCATCCTTGGAATTGCCTCATTAAGAGAGCTAGCTTGCCTGCGGAAACCGATACGCCTGCATTTGAGTTTTCTTCACAGTTCAGCCTGCCCAATGATCCTTATTGTCTAAGGGTTATTCGCCCTCAAGACCCCGATACGGTTTACCGTGTAGAGGGTAGAAAAATATTATCTGATACCGCGCCGTTTCCGGTCATTTATCTTGCAAGGGTCACAGACCCAAATGAATACGACCTATTACTTGTGGAAACTATAGCCGCACGCCTCGCTGCGGATTTAGCTTATCCGCTGGTCAATAGCAGCGCCTTAGCGCAGCTAATGTTCACGGTTTATGAAAGCAAACTTAGTGAGGCTCGGTTTACCGATGCAACGGAAGGTACGCCTGATAATTTGGTCAACATTGATCGAACTAATTTCTCTGAAAGCGACCTACTTATTAATTCGAGGTTATAGTGGCAAAAGTCACTAAAGCGTTTAACGCCTTTACAGCTGGCGAACTTAGTCCGCGTCTGTTTGGCAGAACAGATTTGTCTAAATACGATAGCGGCGCGTCTACGGTTGAAAACTATCTTGTGCAGGCGCACGGTGGCCTCGCAAGGCGACCAGGAACAAGATTTATTAGCGAGGTCAAAACTAGCACTGATAAGACTCGTTTAGTTTTGTTTCAGTTCAATACTGAGCAAGCCTACATACTAGAATTTGGAAATAACTATTTTCGCATTTACAAGGATGACGGGCAAATTACGAGTAGCGGTAGCCCGGTCGAGGTCACAACGACTTATGCTAGCTCCCAGATTTCTGCTTTGCAGTTCGCGCAGAGCGCCGACGTTATGTATGTTACGTCACCAAACCATCAGTTGCGGAAGATTAGCCGCACTAGCCATACAGCTTGGACGATTTCTGATGTTGACCTTAAAAGAGGGCCAATGTTGGATCAAAACATTACCGACACGACCATTACGGCATCTGCACTTACGGGGAGCATAAATTTAACCGCCAGCGCCGATTTGTGGGTTACGACAGATGTAGGTCGTCTTGTTGGGATACATGAAGGCTTTGCAAAAATAACGTCTCGGACAAGCGCGACTGTGGCCGTTGCTACTGTGCAAGAGCTAGAGGATGGTCGAACAGAGTTGTTGCCCAGCTACACAGCAACGACAATAAGCTTTCACGAAGGTGATCCTGATAGCAGCGGTCTTGAACATAATGACCGCCTGGAAGACACTGCCGCAGATTTCATTGAGCAAGGTTTTAATAGCGGCCAAACAATTACAATATCTGGTAGCACTAGCAATAATACGACAGCCGGTTTTTTAATCGTCGCAGTGACCGATAGCACAATGACTCTCGCGCCTGGGGCTGATTTAACAGATGAAGCAGCTGGCGATACAGTAACGCTGGCTGGGAAGTTAGAGGCCACAGACAAGTGGAGCTTAGGGGCATTCTCAGACACAACAGGCTACCCTCGCGCTTGTGCTTTTTATGAGCAACGATTGGTTCTGGCGGGAACGAGCAACGAGCCGCAGACAATATATTTTAGCCAAGGCAGTGATTTTGAAAACTTTGAGTCTGGCGCAGAGGCTGATGACGGCCTTGTTTATACAATTGGCTCAAATGAAGTAAACGTGATTGAGTGGATGAGTTCCACGCGGCAGCTGATTGTTGGAACGTCAGGCGGCGAGTTTGTAGTTAGGGCGTCGGGCAACGATGAACCTATTAGCCCCACAAATGTGCAAATTAAAAAACAAACGAGTTATGGCGCTACAGATATACATCCATTGCAAGTCGGGAACACCGTCCTGTTTGTCCAAAGAGCGAAGCGTAAAATTCGAGAGCTTCTGTTTAACTTTGACAGCGACGGCTATGTTGCGCCTGATTTGACGCTTCTTAGTGAGCATGTGACTGAGAGCGGTATTGTTGATTTTGCTTATCAGGGTGAGCCCGATACGGTTGTTTGGGCTGTTCGCACAGACGGGCAGATGACAACGCTAACGTATTTACGCGAAGAAAAAGTCACCGCGTGGACGCGCCACATTTTAGGCGGTCAGTTTGATGGCGGCAGTGCCGTTGTTGAAAGCGTTGCCACGGTGCCAGGAACCTTGGATGAGGATGAGGTTTGGGTGTTGGTCAAGCGTGATATAGCAGCGCAAGCGACTTGCACATTAACCGTCACAGATTTTAGTAACATTGCAACAAATTCCACAATTACGCTGACGGCACACGATGGAACAAGTGAGACGTTTACTTGCCAAGGCAGCGGCACGGGCACGCCAGATGCCGGTAAGTTTTTTCACAATTCATCTAACAACGTAACCGCTGATAATATTTTTAATTGCATCAATGCCGCGAGTTCGCGTTTTAGCGCAGCTAACCCTGCAGCAAACGTCATTACAATAACCCGCGCAGTAGCTGGTAACGATAATTTAGTAACAACGACCTCAGACGCGACTAGGCTCACTATTATAAACTTTACGGGTGGCAGAGCGACCAAGCGTTACGTCGAACAGATAAAGACTTTTGATCTACCAACTGACCTTAGCGATGCCGTGTTTGTCGATTCATGTTTAACATTTACGGGAGAGGCAACAACATTAAATGGTTCCCACGCCGCAGATGCAACGAGCATTGTTTTGATCGATGCATCTAGCTTTTCGAGTAGCGGCACAATTAAAATTAACAACGAGTTTATTACGTACTCCGGCAAATCATCAAACACACTTACCGGGGCTACGCGCGGCTCTAGTGGGGTAGCAGCTGCACACAGCAACGGGGCGACAGTAACCCAAGCAGCAACAACCCTATCGGGGTTGAACCATTTAGAAGGTGAAACGGTTGATATACTTGCAGATGGCGCGGCACATGCAAGTAAGACTGTTGCCAGCGGTGCCATAACGCTTGACCGTAATGTAATAAAAGC